CCAGACTAGGAGTTAAATATGCAGTATGAGCGTGTGTATAAATCTCTTGCCAACCCGCATTAGTTGGATCGACGCTTATCCAATAGGTTCGATTAGTGCCGTCATCATAGATTTTGAACCACCAAATTGGAGGCCAGATGTAGATATTCATACTAAAAAGACGAGTGCCTGAAAAAGTAGTCGTATTGCTATATTCATCAAGGTTAAGCGTTGGTAAATTGGTAAGTGTGTTATAACTGTTATTATCCGCTACACCAAAAAATAAGAACTTGGTTCCGTCAGACAGCCCAATTCCGTCATACCAACCACCGGGTTCCGCCGCCGGTGTTGTCGGATACATGAAAAAGTTTGGTCGTTTCACAAACGCCCCAATTATAGTCCACGGCGTAGTAGGCAACGTTTTTTCGTAAAAACGAAGACTGTCACCACCTGTTCCGGGGGCGCGCATTACCAAAACACCATTTTGTATTGTTACAGACGCAGACCCCTGATTTACCCAACCAAATCCCGAACTAGAAGGAGCGGTAAATCCTGTAAAAGGATAAACTCCGCCACTACTTCCCGTGTTACCCTGATTGCCTTGGTTGCCTTGGTTACCTTGGCTGCCCGCTGCGCCTTGATTACCTTGTGAGCCTGCCGCGCCGGCCGTCCCTTGATTGCCTTGGTTACCTTGGCTGCCCGCTGCGCCTTGATTACCTTGTGAGCCTGCCGCGCCGGCCGTCCCTTGATTGCCTTGGTTACCTTGGCTGCCCGCTGCGCCTTGATTACCTTGATTTCCCTGATTACCCTGAAAGCCCTGCGAGCCTCCAAGAGCGCGAATTATAGCTGTCTGTGCCATCGTCTTTACATTCCCCAATTTACCACTGCGTACAAATAAACCATGTTCCCATTCGTTGGCGTGCCGGTGTAAGTCATAGAAAACGGCTGATTCATAGCTCCTGTCATGACTCCTACCCAACTTCCCCGGTAATACCCCCACTGAGAAAAGCCTGCGGGCGACCAGCCTGTTACAGCAGCCCCCTCACAAGATGTGAATATAATCACATAGCTCAGCGCATCAGATACAATCGTCGGCGTGTAAAATGTACCACCACCACCCGTGCAAATTCCTGATCCCCATGTAACAGTAGGCGCTCCAAGGAACTGCCAACCACCCATCGCACCATCCGCAGAGCCAATGTTTGAGCCTGCCTGAAACTCTGGGTATCTAGGGTCGCCCGGCACGGCAACTTTAGAAGCTGAATAATTGTCGCCCGTCGATCCGCTATTCAATGAAGCCTGCTGTGTCCATCCGTTAAACACATCCCAAGGAAAAACCGAGTCATCAACAGAAAACATAGCAATACACAGATTGCCAGAAGTTGGTACGGCTCCAAGGTCTATAGCCCAAGCAATGTTTCCCATGAAAAGGCCATTACTAATGACCGTTACTGACTTCTTCTTGTGTTTGAGCGCATTCAAAATTCTTGACCTTGGCTCCATTACGTTTTACTCCACGTCCCGGCCACAACAAAAGCAGTCCAGTGATTTGTTGCATCACAGACCAGAACAACCGAATCTCCCGCGACACCACTTGCAAAAACTGTGCCTGCGCTTCCACTGTCTACGCCGTATAAAGAACATTTGTTGCTAGCTGCCATCTGCAACGTAATCGCGCCGGAAATTCCAACGTAGTTGTAGTAGCAACGCTGCATACCGACCACGCTGCCCGCTGGAACATTGAATGTCAAAACTCCATAATTGTTGGCGAGATAATAATCATTCCCGCCGGGGTCGGCCACTGGGCCAGCACCGGCTTGAACCAACACCGGCACAGGCTGAGGAGTCAAGGGCGCGATCTGACTTGGCCGAAACTGCCCCATCACGGCGGTCGTCGATGACGTTGCTTGCATCAACGGATTTGAATAGCTCGTCGAGGCGGTAGGCTCTGTGGTCGTCAATTGGCCTGCAACAGAGTCGCTAACGAAGTAATACTCACCGGCTGTCAAACCAGAGCCGCCAGTAATTTGTCCTTCGGTATACAGAGAAAAGTTATTACTGTCGATGATGACAGCAATTGCGAAGCCAAGAGTGTTGGCGTTGTCTGCCTTGGCTTTCTTCCAAAGCGAAGAACCTTCGTCGAAGTAGACTGCGACCCACGCTCCGGGAGACCCTAGCCCATGGGAGTTCTGATTAGTAGTTTGAACCAGTGATGTTCCCGCAAAGGGTCCTTGGTTACCTTGATTGCCTTGGTTCCCTTGAGGCCCAGCGACAGAGGATTGGTTCCCTTGATTGCCTTGGTTGCCCTGATTGCCTTGCGACCCTGTAACAGAGCTACCCGATGTTCCAGCACTACCTTGGTTGCCTTGGCTACCTTGCGAGCCGGACCCCGATCCGCCAGCGCCAGCCGCCGTAACTGGGATCAGCCGCCCTCGTGTAGGAAGCCCGGCGCTTCGATCATTCCACAAATTCAAAGTGTCCGGGCTAACAGGCGTAGAAGTAGGGAAGGTAGTGCGCGTCACCGTACTAGCATCACTTGGTGGAGGCAACGCAGTAGGTGCCACAGGTGTAATTGCTGGGCCTACTCCCTTCGGCTTCTGAGTTGACTTATCTAGTGTCGGCATTTCTACCCTTATTCCAAGGAGCAATTCCTTTTCTAGACGGAGGACGTGCGCCACGTTCTAAAGAAATTTTTCTCATTTTATCTTTAGTTTCTTGAGAAGCACGTTTTCCTGTAAGTGCTTTACTAAGTTTATTTCTAGTTTCAAGACTTACCTCTCTTCCAATAGTTCCTTCACCACCATCTGTTAAATTATAACCATTAGGCGCTTTAGTATTCAGAAATTTGATATATAGAATCTCACAAAGATTCATATCTTGTTCTGTTTTAAGGTCTGCCTCTTCTAAAACCTCTATACTAAAACATACGGCTCCATATTTCCTAATTGCATAATAAAGAGCCTGTTTACGACCCCTAATAGCCTCATACTGATGGCGTGCCCATCTTACCTTTAATGATCTTGTTGTTTTTCCTACATATTGTTTACCATTGATTAGGTTAGTAATAAGATAAACAATCATCTTCCACTCTCCGACCGCTCTAAATGTATTGCACCATATGCTGTGAAGGATAATACTTCATTCATAGCATCTTCTATAGCAAATGCAATTTTGATCTGGAGATGCCTACACCACGCAGGCTTGCCAGTTTGCGTCATGTAATAACGATTAGAGTGCAAACTTTTACTCTCAGGCAGCCGTGGAGGATCATGCACTACCTTCCCCAAATCGTCGAACGGCGGACACCCCGGCCAACCACTTACCTCACCCACCAAGACCGCAACCTTCGGAACTCCTCCAGTACGAACTGCTTCAAGATGAATAAAACCTATCTCAGCAATCTGCCCCGGATGCGCCAAAACGTTCGAGCCTACAATCGCCCATGCTGCATACTTTGCACCATTGTCCGTAGCCTTTGTAATATCGCGGTACAAAATAGGCCCACTGGTAGCTGGGGCTACAAGCATCTGATATTTCCCGGCATATGTTTCCACGGACTTGATGCAGCCACAACCTGCCGCGATTACACGCTTAGGCGACCATACCGCCGCTGGAGGCTCGGGTGTAATGCTGTTAATCATGTTGTAATAGCCCTGTGAACCGGATGCAGCTTTGGCACCGTCTCCAATGAAGAGCCGCTGGTCTGTACCATCAACGTGCCATGTCAAGTATGAAGTCGAAGGATCAAATGGAGCTACTGCAAGCAAGTTCGCAATCGGGAAGCCGTCAACCGTGCAACCGGCGCTAGGGTCGATGCCAATTACTTGCCGGTCGGATGTGAACAAGAAAGGACTCTGCCCATTCAACGTAAAGCAGTTCGGGCTACGAATACCAATTCCCACAACGCGAGACGGACTGAATGGAGGTGCGGTTCCAGCAATCAATTGAATGCTATCTTCCAAGATAACATACAAACCGCTATTTGTTCCCCAACCCACATGGCCCGTACTCTGGAAAGACAGATTGTTTCCTGCTGGAAACGCCTCCCATCCGCCTTTCATGTTCGTCACATCTCCGCCTGCGGAGAAGTAAAGCACATTGTCAACAAACCCCCAAATACTGCTCAAGTGCAAACAGATCGGAATGAAACCATCCGGCGGAGGAGAGTTGTAGCCAATCAGATCGGCGCTCAAAAGATTATTCATCGTCGAACCCGGTGATCCTTGGTCCGGCGAGTAATCGTTGTACGTCCATGGCCCTTGCGCAGTAGGCACGTTTGGAATTTGCGCGATCAAATATGCGATTGGCCCACCTTGCGGAGTCCGATAGATATTAATGGTTCCGATTCGATTATAAGGGCCAGACGGAGGAATGTAGTACGCACCTTGAACTTGGACATAGCTGTTCTGCGCAAGCACAATCGCCGGAGACAAGGGCGCTGCTTGCCCTACCGATCCGGTAATGTCGTCTACATAGGCATAGGTATAGTACCAGCTAGCCGTTCCTGCTGCAATGCCCCCAACGGCAGCGCTAGACCCACCATTAATCCATGTAATCTGATTATCGGTTGTAGAACCACCCTCTATTTGACTCCACCCACTAGAAGGTGCTGTAGGTCCGGGGCCTGACAGCCCACCAATGTTTACAATCTCAATTGCGCCGTTCGAGTCAAGAACCTGCCCGAGCAACGACACCGCTATACTATTTCCAATATTACCAACAGTCATAACATTAGTATAGTCATCGCTACTTGTCATCACAGGTCCGGTTGTCGCCGAATCTGTCCGTGTGATGCCTAGCCCGATGTTCTGCCACACCACGGACCCATCTGATACATACGCCTTTAGTGCGGAGTTCCACGCCGGAGAAGGGTTGTTTCCAGTAACGCCGCTGTCAGCCACGTTTGACGTAGTGCCAGCAGTAGTGCATTGAAAAACTGCTGTGTACGTATAAGTATAAGTATAAGTAGTAGTTGTTCCTGAACCTCCATAAGGACCATAAGGACCATAACTTGGAGGGTTTGGAACTTGCACCGTCACTAAGTTGGTGACAGTCCACGTCACCGCAATGAGAGCACCAAGCGCATAAGCATGAGAAAGCAACCGAGTCTTCGCCGCCACACACTTCCAAGTAGCCCCACCATCTGTGTAAGTCGTACTTCCAACTGTCGGACTGCCCGGAAAAGACGGAGTTCCTCCTGTGGTTCCGCCTGCAATCAACTGCCAGATGTAGTTTCCCACTACGATCATGGGTCCGGTCTGAGGCAAAACGGACGGCATGTAATACGTGTTGGCTGCCCATGTCGAAGCTACCGAAGTGTTGATGGCATTTGTCGGCGTAATGATCGTTGTCGGAGAGTCAATCCCCCACCGGCGCAGCGCCGGGCCTTTCATCTGCCACAGATTTGTTCCCGGAGTCGCACCATTGTTGTCCAGCGTCAGCCCGTTGAAATTCGTATTGAAGGTAGGCGCAGTAGAACCTAGCATCCCATTCAAAGATTGGATAACAACAAACCCAGTATTGACACCATCCGCTCCGGAATTCTCATTTTCACCACTCGGAATTGCACTGGACGCGATAGTCGCTGTAATAGTAGGGCCGGTCGCCGATACAGAGGTCACTACCAAACTCATACCATTCAAAAACGCCGAGTTCATGTTTTCCAAAACAATCTGCGTTCCCGCTTGAAGCAAGGTGTTCCCGAGTCCGTCTTCCAAATAGTTGACGGTCGCTGTCAGCGTTCCACCATTGATGACGATGTTTGTGCAGGGCACAGTGACGCCAAGCGCCAACTGGATGTTTCCATTTCCGTCAACAATGAATGCTCCGGAAGGCATCGCATAACCAGCCTTCCACTTAAAACCGGAGGTCAAATACTGGTATTTATCGACACCGTTCCCTATGTACAAGGTGTTGCCTACGCTCAAAAACCGCGTCTGGCCTGCGCCTGCTGACTTAGTAAAAAGTATCGTTTGACCAGTGTTAGTCCCTGCTACAGAATCCGTCTCTGTCGTTGCGTCGTACAGATCGTACACGTAGTCTGCGGAGTCCGCCACAAGGCGCACGAAGTTCGGACGGTTAACGCCATCGACTTGGTAGCTGTAGAAGTCATTTAGGAAAGGAAAAGTATTGGCATTGAAAACAGAATGTCCGGGGGCGCGAATCAACGTCAAACGAGGCGAAACTTCAGTGTTCAAGCCGTCCCACAAAGCCTCATACCGAGACGCCGAATAAAACTTGCCGTAGATGAAAGGTGTAGCAGGGTCACGAAGAGGATTTCGGTTTGTCCAAAGGCCGGAAAAGAACTCATTGGAAAAGATAGGTGCCCAATGGGTCTGCCCCTTCGGGACAGCACCCGCTGCTAGAAGAGCATTTGCCATTACATTGAACCTCGTGCTGAGTGCCCTTGCTGTGTATGTGGACCAAGCGATGCTTGCGTAGCAAGCAAGCCCATCCAATCATTCAAGAAAATGTTGCGTGTGATCTCGTCAAGACCTTGCTGCGAGCCAAGCAAAGTAGCGATGAACTTCTGATTGATCTCGGCAAACCGCGAATCTTGATCGTACAACATTGCCAGTGCCAAAAATCCATATCGAAAAATGTGCAATACCTTATCCGGCAACGGCAAATCGGTTCCTACAGCAGTCAACAACTCCACGCCCTTCTGGTACGTAATCACAACCGGGTACGCAAGATCAGGGCATGAAGACCCAAGCCGGAAAGTAATCGTGCCAGCTTGGTCATCCAAAAATTCACTCACCAAACTCGGGCGACCGGGCTGATATGACATCTCGATCTGTCGCTGAGGTTGAAGCTGGTAGATATTTTTCGCATCGGAAGCAGCCGACGCTGGTACGCTCAAATACCCCGACTCAGCAAACCCCCAATCGTTAACGCCTGTTTTTTCGGTGTCCGTTTCTCCAACTGTGCAAGTGAAGGTGAGCGTGTTCCGATTCCACGGCCACACGAAAGGAGGGCCAAGCATCGTTCCCAAAATAGTATTGGCGTTTGTGATTGCAGGCTCAATGCTTCCATCCACAAACAAAAACAAATTCGAGATGAAGGGCCGTGCCCACTCAACAATCTTCAAAAGAGTTGCCATAGATTCACCATTACGTGCGCGGCATACCGTCTGCGTTCATGACCACGTAAACCTTGCAAAAACCAGCAGTCGAATCTTGTTCATTCTCCCCGTTCCAGTAGCCAGAGAAGATTTGCACCGTCAGATAATCATCCGCAGACGGATCATCGTACTGGACATTCGCGTGGTAGTACCACAACCTACCTCGAAAATTTAACGGAGAACTTGAAGAAATACTCGGAGTTGCTCCCTGCCCATTGATGAAAGGCGGCGCAGGATTACGCGGACAAACGAACTCACAAATGTAATACAACACACGAGACTGGTCCGTGTACACCGTGCCATCAATCGGGCTGGTATAATTCGCTGGAATGTCTGCAACCGCAACACTACCGCCAGTCTTAAAATAGCCTAGAAAGAGTTTCTCAGTTTTCCAGACCATCCCACCTTCTCCCGGAGCGCCCTGTGCGCCGGACGACCCGCCGGGTCCCAACGAAGAAGGTATAACAACGATGTGATAAAGTCCATCGGTGATCTGCGTGTACGTCTCTCTAATTACATCACCGGGCACTTCATAGAACGAAGACCAGAACACATAAGCATCATGTCCGTTCGTGTCGTCTCCAAAACTCCCATAACCAGCGTTCGTCACCGTCTCATAAGCGTAAACGTAGTCATACGACGCAGGCGACATTGCCGTCAAATACTGCGTCCCACCAGTCTTGTCAGCTAAGGTCTGCACAAACACCACAGCCGCATGCTGGAAGTCCGGCGACGCCAGCGTTGCTACTGTGCCTGCCACTGACAGCCCGCCAGCCACGTCACTCGACAGAAGCGCGTCGTGCATCTCCACCATGAACACGGTAAAGACCGTAGAGGGCGCTGTGCCGGTCCACGTAGGGCCGTCTCCGGCCTGCACAAGGCGTCCGCAAGACTGCGCGTAGCCTGACAACGTTCCACCAGTAATCTCTGCCGATAGGTAGTACTGCGCAAATCCCGAAGGGGAAGATGGAGGAGTTCCGCCCGAAGAAATAATCCCCATGATAAGCAGATTGCCCGGAGTAGGAGTTGCCGCAAAGTGTGCAGTCCATCCTACGGCTGTCGGATAGGCCGAGTCAGTCTGATAGATGATCTCTGCCACTTGTACAATCGTCGGCGGAGTAGCTCCGTATGATGCCCCCGTTGATCCAGTAGGCCCGGTAGGACCCTGTGGTCCGAATGCCCCTTGTGCGCCGTAGACATAAAACGTAGACGGCGGCGGAACTGTTCCCGAAGGCTGTGTTCCAAGATTAACTGTATCCCCACTTTCGGTAGTAAAAACCCAAACTAACGGAGTTTTTAAAACAGGAACGCCGTTCACGTCGTAAACCCGTACTATGTAATACGTGGGAACACTTAACTCCGCATTCGACCAAATATAAGTCGAAGAAGCATTTCCTGAAGAATCCAGTGTAATCTTGACAGGTACTGCGGCCACGACTGTATCATCTAATGCTGTAACAATCGCGGTACTATCACTAGATAACTCCAGTACCAGTGTACCCATTGCTACCGGTTGGCCGTTCGGGTACTGAAAATTGCCCCCAAAAATTACGATCATTTATAAACTCCTGGCACAAACGGCGTATACCTTTGCATAGCCCGCATTGATAACCTGTTCATTTTCCCCGTTCCAGTAGCTCTGAATCAAAAAAAGAGTATTGTAGAAAGAGCTTGTCGGGCTGTCAATTACATTCTGATAGAAATACCACAATTCACCCGCCGATCCAGGAAGTGAACTGATACTGGACGCTCCAGGGTCTGTCATTTGACCATTAACAAAACCGCTCGCCGGATACCGCGTACTGACTAGCTCCACTTGGTAATAAAGAATCTGGCTCTGACTCGTATATACAAAACTGTCAATAGGGCTAGTAAATTTCGCTGCTCCAAGACCGGCCAAACTTACATCTGTCCCATTTATGAAGTGCCCCAAAAACAAAGTCTCTTCTATCTCGGAAGACCCTGACACACCGGTCGGACCTGTCGGACCCGCCGGGCCAGAGATAGGATTATAGACCAACGCCAAGACGTACTTCGTATCAAACGTGCTAAACCCGTCTGCCGTAGTATGCCAGCCAGAGGTGATAGGTCCTGCAGGTAATGTAGGACAATCCGCTGCGACCAAAATCCAATTAAACGAACCACCAATCGAAACCAAACGATTTGCAGCATTGAAATTGTCTGGACTCCATGCATCGGTTGAGCCGCCAGTAAAGTATTCCTCGAATCCTACAAACGCAAGCACTGGCTGCGCCGAAAACACTGTGTCGGTGTGAAGCGTGTAAAAACCGTAAGGCAAATAACCTTCGCCAGCATCTCCTGCATTGGCGAGAATAAAAGGCGTTCCAAGAATCTCCGCAATCGAAAATTGCATTCCCCCGCCGTACCCACCCAAGCTGTATGGCGGATAATCAGGCCACGTGTTCGTCATCGTGTAGGTCAGGCTTTTGTTTGCAGCCGTCACCACCAAGTAACCGACCACGCCTGCATACATTCCACTGCCAAGGTTCACTAACTGAGTAAAGGCCGCTGGAAGTGTTGCAGTGAAAGCAACAAGAGAAGTCCCTTGAACAAAGCATACAAGCGTGTTCCCAACAGTAGGCATGGTGCCAAGCGTGCAAGTCAAAGAATTGGTGACACCCTGCACCTGCGCGGTTTGAACGAGCGTCGGCGCTTCATTATAAGGCGATGAACTTACTCCGCCATTTATCTGTACACCGCCTCCCCCGACTGCTTCTCCGGGCAATCCCTGTGGTCCGGTTGGTCCTATAGGTCCAGTAGGCCCTGTGGGTCCTTCAAGAGGCTCATACGTCAAACCACCCTCCCCGCTTTGGTTCGGTAAGGTTCCAATATCAACCGTTCCTCCAGTCGTTACGAGGAACACCCAAATGAAAGGAGCTTTGAATACAGGCACGCCATTCTTGTCGTACACGTTCACCACATAATAAGTTGGCACAGACAACTCGGCGTTAGACCAAATTTGCGTAAGTGGAAGGTTGCCGGTCAGGTCAAGCGTATATGAGACCCTCTCAGCGGACACAACAATACCGCCCGGTGTAGTTACGGATTCTGATGAGTCCCACGAAAGCTGCAACGTTAATGTTCCGTTGGCAACCACCGCTCCGTTGAAGAACTGAAAGTTGCCTCCATAAATCCCTATCATTCGTCATCCCTCCCCACAACCCTTTAAACGCTACTTACCTGGTTTACCATCCCACTCAAGTCCTGTATGTCTCCAGTAAGGTTCGTAAAAATCCAAACCACTGGGAATCCAGACACCGGAAGACCGTTTGCATCAAACACCTTGACAGTGTAATACGTTCCCCGCTGCGTTACTTTATCAAACGGACCTTGCACTAACTCAGCATTCGACCAAATTTTCGACCCCGACGGAACATTGCCGCTGCTGTCCAACGTAAACTTGATCGGAACATTCGCGCAGACCCACCCTCCAGCTAGAGGAATAGTCGAGTTGAAAAACGTGATGGTGACGGTTTCCCCGGTACGCAGTACGATTGTAGAGGGATCTTGGCTGACGGTAGTTTCCCATCCGGTGATAGGTGCTTCCACTACCGAATAGGTTCCCGGCTCAAGCGTCCCACTGTCATTCGATTCGCCGTCAGTTAATGCAAAGGGGGTGCCCCAACTGGGTGTGAATGTAAAACTTTGTGGTGAACCTGATGGACTCGTAACTTTACGTACAATAATACGCTGACTAACGGGAGGAAGTGGTGCCAAACACTCTCCGCAACAATCAAGATAATCCCCGCACATACTCCATTCCCAAAGGGGACCATATGGTCCTGGAGGCGTCGTGTTAGCACTCTCAATATTGGAAGAAAAGGGTGGTAATAAATTAGAAGAGGGCAAATCTGGCAGGTATCCTGCGGGTGTAGAAAGTATAATCGAACAGTCACTAGCTTGATAGAGCGTCGGATGCGAAACTAAAAGTGTCCCTGCCCCACCCTCATCGCTAGCTGACAACAGAATCTCGTTCACTACTCCTGGGGTGCTGCCACCAAGTATTCCCGCACCTACCGCGTACCAGCCCGTCCCGTGAAACGGCTCATCAATGGGCCAAGTCTTTTCCAGGTTATCGCACTGAGCACTTACGGTTAATTCAGAACCGGGTGTGTAGTTGTCAAAGTTCATGTAGACCGAGAAACAATAGGGCAGGTCGGGGTCTACCACCACCGGTATATGATTAAAAACGAATCCTATGTACGCCATATTAACCCTTAGCCAAAACAGGAAGTATTAAGCTCAAGTGCAATCGCGTTGCAATTCAGTGAACATCCAGTAGTGCCCGAACAATCTGCCGCCTGATAAAGAGTGACATTCGAGATTAGTAAGTATCCGGTGTCTGGATTGGATGTTTCATAACCAGGCGTATCGTACATGTCGCCGCCTACACCGCAAGGGCTCTGCTGGGGGTAGATGGGAACACTATACCAACCAACCGTACCCGTCTTGGGTCCGCATACATTTCCCTTATAGAAAGGTTGGTCCGCCACTAGTAAACCAGGACCACTATAAAAGATGATTACACCGTTGTCGGGTTCGACAAGTGTAAACGGAACACCCGTTGTCAAACCACCAGAATAAAGTGTGAAACCAAGGAAATTGTCTTCTGTGCTGAAAACGTAATGACTTGTATCGATGTACAACAAAAGACAAAAGGGCTTCGTGATGTCGAGGGTTAACTGATTTTTCAGATTAAATTGCGCGTCAACAAAGGGACCCTCCGTCCAAGCATCGAATCTAAAAGCGTTCGAGCCGTCGGGAGCGCCACCAACAACTATAGTTAGGTTGATATAGTCCCAGTTGGCATCGTCAATCGCAGGTAAAAGGTTAGTCGGCATTCCACTTCACCCATTCTCCACGCACTAACATACCTTTCCAACCACAAGAAAAAGTTAAAACTCCGGGAATAGTTATGGTAGTCGTTTTCATTACTGGTCTTTGTAGAACTTCCAACTTCACGCCGCAAACCGGACAACCGAGGACAATCGGCTGTGGTGTCGGGATAAATACACATCCCGCTAGCACGTCTGCTACCTGGGTAACAATCTTTGCCGGAATCAGTGGAACTGCTGTTTTAACCATATTCGGACTCCTGTACGGAAATACTCGGTTCAGCCACTTTTGCCGCTTCGTACATCCTGGACAAGGCGGAATACCTAAGACCGTCGTAACCTTCGCAACCGTATCGCCCAGCCCTTTTGACTCCGCCATCATTCCTCCGCCGATGGCTTGCTTACTGGTGGTAGAAACACGACGCGCCCCGGCGTCACAAGCTCTTGGTCGTCTTCTGACAATTCAAACAACACTGTCCCGCCAGCAATCGGGGAGCCGTCCGGGTATTGAAATCGTCCGTTTGTTATCGTGATCATCTTGATGGTATCCTAACTATGAATATCCCATGTGTGACGAGCCATTCGATGAGATTGTACTGAATGCTGATTAGCCTTCCCTGCATCTCAACCTGCCACAACAGATAAAACGTAGTGATGATTAGGGTGTAAAAAATCAAGTTGGACGGAGGAGGGTGCAACAGATGTGCCCAAAGTTTTACTAGCATTGCTTTGAGTTTTGTAAGCATGAGTTTATTTATTCTTTCCTGACCATTTTGCTATCACTTTTGGGCGCACAGGCACAAGAGTAAAATCATAAATATCAGGACCAGCCCCATGCTCAGTAAGCACCAGCCAATATCGTCCTATCTTAGCAACCCAGCCAGCCGTTTTAATGATTCGTCCCTGCGGCGCACCTCTGCGCAAAACGCTAAACTTGGGCAGTTCGGAACGCATGACACCGAATGCGTCTTCCCAATGCAATTCTCCTAAACGAAATCTGACGCCGTTCACGGTCATAGTCATGTCTTACTGACCCATCTGCGCTATCGCCATTGCATACAGCTTGTAAACTGCTACTGCAATTAACAACACAGTGATTGAAAAGACAATCAGGGTAGGCCACGTCAAGCCATAAATTTTTCGCATTTCTTGCACAACTTTGTCTAGCATACTATCCTTCCTGTTCATTTCTGCGAGGGCATATCAGTAACTTGGGCCGTAGGGCATTGCCGGGTTTGGAAAATAAACATCTCCTGAAGCCATGACTGAAGTTGCTGGAAACATTATCGCACTGTCACGGGTCCGATCTTGGGACTTCTTTGAATCAAGCAAAGACTTCTCCCACAATGCAACTGCGTCGATATGCTTCTGGCGAATTTTCGGGTCCGGCGACATGCCATAGAAATGGGCAACCATTCCTTCCATGAAAGACAGCGCATAGTCATCCGGGATAGGTTCAATCGTCTGAGATAGAGCCGTAAACATCGGAGGCCGCATCTGCCAAATTGGAAAGATTTGATAAGGCACGCCGGTCTGCGGAGGCAGCGGAGAAAGTCTGAATCCAAAATTGTTAGGGTTGATGGCAGTCCACTTGCATGAGCCGTCTATAGCCACAGTAGGCGTAACACTGGGCTTGTCGAAGGAAGGAAAGACAACTGTGGAAGGCCATGAAGGATCAGCCGGACCAAGTACACCGGTTGTTCCAAAAGTAGTCAACATCCACAAATTGCCGTTGTTGTCCCGAATTTGAAGCCAAGGATTAGCAGGGGTGATTAGCACACCGACAGGGGAGGCAATAACCTGTAGAGGCTGCGGGTTCATAGTATTACCCGTGCCTTCTCCGCTAGCACCCCATGTCGCGTACTGAAGGTCCCTATTCAGCATGACGCCGAGTTGACCGGGCCGACCGTACTGGTGGGTTGTCTCAGAGATATTCTGCGCCACTTCCAAGGGCCAGATCGGGCGAGGATTCGCTGTGTTGTTGATCTCTAGCAGGTAGCCGTCTTGAAGGAAGGCCACATCAACTAGATTTGTGGCGTAGTCTTGTTGCCACGAGTTCGTAATGCCAATGGGAAAGATTTTTCGATTGAAGGACCACTTCAACGCTGAGGAAAGGAACTTCTTCATGACAGCGTTAGCGGTGAGTAGAACACGCTTGACTGAGTAGCCAGAAACCGGAATGACGCTGTTTAGGTCAGCAAGGCTCTGGCAGTAGTCCAAGCAATCTTGAAGTCGCGTAGTGCTATTGCCCATGGTGCTCCTGCCTGCGAAGATCATAAGGGAGGCCACTCACGTAGCCCCCTCTAACCCCATGCTCTTCACATGGGGGGCTGTAGTAAGGCAATCACGCAGCGACAGGAGTGAGTGTGCCCGAGGCTACCGCGACCGTGTTTCCACGAGCGTCGGTAAACTTGAACAGCACAGGAACAGGACCCCGTAGGCCCCTGTGAGGGAGCTTCTTAATGCGAGCGAACTCCACCGGGTCATCTGCCTGAGCAACCGTCTTTTCGCAACGGATGCATCGGTAGCTTTGCTTACCAAGGCTGTCAGTCTCTAATTGGAAAGTAGTCTGAACGCCTTCACCTTGATACAGCCCCTCAAGACCTTCTCCACCCTGTGAGTGATTGCACCACTCCTGTTTTCGCGCCTCGTTCTCACGCCGTCTGGCGTCAGATTCAAGGGCGTTTTGCAACTTGACGCGCAACGCCTCCCGGCGCTGCTTCGATTCTGCATTGCGTGCCTTCAAATCTTCCAGTTCAAGCATCTGCGCTTCCAACTTCGCTTTTGCCAATTCTTTCTCAAGTTGCGCAGATTCAATTGCCAACTGGTCGATCTGGTCTTGCGCGGTCACAGAAATATTTTTCTCTGTAGCCATAATACTCTCCTCTCCCGCCATTCTGCGGGTACTTTCAGATTTTAACTACGCTCCCGGAGGAGCATTAACTGCTTCTTCCATTGATGATTGAAACACATCGTCTGGTATCCGTCTGGATAGCCAGCACGACGCAATTTTCTATAAAAAATAACTCCACCGTTACAACCACCACTTTTACGATGCTGCGTCCCTCCACCGTTAATATGGTCAAGAGACAACATATCTACGTCGTCAACGGTGCATCCGGGCCAGACACAGTTAGGAGTATTATTTACCCCATAATGTGCAAGAACTTCGACTTTCAACATTTCCTGTTGTTCTTTACGGCGCTTCTTACATTCTGGAAAATTGCGGTATGTTTTTTCCCATTCCGCCGTTCTTCTTCCATTTACATATTTTTGCATAGTATTCTCCCTAGAAGAATTGTGATGGGGCGAAGTCTAGGGCAACGCCCCATTCACTCTGCATCAATCAAGCCAAGACCTGCATGGCCATGCTAGCCTTGGTTTGGGAACTCACGAATGGCCATTCGTTTATTCCAAGATTTTGAGCTGGTGAGTTTAGCTCAATGAAGAAGTCGCGTCGATGAATCGCAGACGACCCGTAGTGTCAGGAGGCAAAGTAAACACAACCTTGACGTTATAGGAAGTCCACCCACCGATCACGCGGGTCGGGTCCCCGACCGTAGGCTCTGTCGGCTTCATGATCCAAATCTTCATGTTGGACCAATCGCCTTCGCCGATCTGAGCGTTTTCCTTAACGCCCAAGCTGATCCCGACGATAGCTTGATGGCCGAAAAGGTACGTACGGTACGCGGTCAAAGCGCCAGAGGCGTAGTCCGCTGTTTGCTTGACGAGAGGCGACTCGTAGAATCGCATTCCGCCAAACTCAAGCACGGGCACAACATGGTCCTTGCCGTCTCCGCCGGGCAGTTCCAACAGGCGGTCCAGCCCTTCAGTGGTGTGCTTGTAGATGTCAACCAATCCTTGCGCTGAGGCGTCGTTCAAGGTATCCCCAATCGCTAGCGGAGTGATGACTCCCACGAAGCGGTTCGCTGCCTTATCAAAAGGCAACACGGAGCGTTGACGCAGTTCTTGCGTAATCGCTGTCAGGTCGGTACGCTGTAGAGGCGATCCCGAAGCCTTTGGCTGATACACAGTGCTGTCGATGGCGCTCGCGCCGTCCGCGACGTTGCGGACCAATGTGCTGATGGTCCCGGCCAATCGGTAAGCCATCTCGCGTTCCAAGTTCTCGACGCAAGGGTCGATGGCGGTCTCAAGAGCGTAGTCTGACACGTTGACGTAATCGGCGTACTGCCCGATCACGGCGCTGTCAGTTGACACAGCCGGAGCCTTGCCGGAAGTCACAGTACCTTCCGAGGCTGTAGAAGTCGTGAAAGCAACTCCCAATCCCGGAGCGTACATGTACAG